TATCTATTTCTGTGAAATATCCAGCAACATAAATATCTCTAAGATAATACTTAGTCTGATCGAACAACGATCCAGAGCATTTTACTCTACTAAGATTATAATCTAAGATTATGTTAGTAGATGGAATCTCAACAACACCAGTAGCATAATCACCATCATTGGAAAATTTAATACATCTGATAATATATTTACAGTCAGGTTCATTCTTTCTAATGATACTATCAATAGATTTCTTGACATTATCAATCATCTCTAAATCAACATCCAATAATACTGTTACCATATTGCTACCATTCATATTCTTTCTCATAACTAATTTACCTCCGTATCTATTATATTATTAAAACTCTGTGACATTACATTCGGTCATATCTAGTGTCACTTCACCGTAGTATTTCAATCCCTCAATCTCATCACTGTCATCATATTCAATCTCAAAACTGAATATTCTTTTAACAGTCTTCTCCTTAGTCCAATCCAATATACCAACTAGGAACTCACCAGTATCGAATGAGAATCTCAATATCTCACATTCATCATCTGTGGAATCTGAGTTATTGACATAATCTCTAACAAATCTTACAGCATCACTAAAGATATCATCTAGTGTACTGACATTAGTGAAGTAATCACACCCAATCTCAATATTCTCAAGAATATAACTATCAAATACATAAGTTTGTCTGATGTTGTGGAAAGCTTTTGTAATGTTATAGAATAATGTCATCTCATTATCTGGAGTCTCGATAGCAACTCTAGCGGACTCATCATTAAA